TACCGAAATACTTCGTGATGAACTTAAGTTCACCAAGTTTATTGGTAGATTACGTAAGAGATTTTCTGCACTCTTCCATGATATCTTAAGGACTCAATTAATACTCAAGGGTATCATTGCTCCTGAAGATTGGGATGAGATGGAAGGTAGTATTCAATACGACTTCCTCTTTGACAATCATTTCAATGAACTGAAGCAGCAAGAGTTACAACTTGCTAGAGTTAATCTAGTTACTCAAATGGATCCATTTGTGGGTAAGTATTTCTCTGTAGAGTATCTACGTCGTGAAATATTACAACAGACTGACAAGGAATACAAAGAAATTGAGAAACAGATTCAGCAAGATATCAATAGTGGCATGGCAATGAACCCAGTTGATGTTACTAACTTTGATACAATGGATCGTCAAAATGCTGCCTATGCTCCAGAGATAGAAGCACAGTCTCAAGAAGACCAAGCTGCTATCGATCAGGCACAAGCAGATGATGATCATAACAAAGAAATGCAAAAGATGAAAGCAGCACCAAAGACTAAAGCTACTCCATCGACTAAATAATTCTTACACTTGTATAAATTATGGATAAACCATTAGATTCTGAAGTGGTCGATATTGTTGACCTCCTTGCCGATAAAAAAAGAGCAGAAGCTCTGGATAAGATAAGTGATTATCTTTATTCTAAAGCATCGGATGTTATTGACACTTACAAGCAAACTGTAGCATCATCATATTTTGATGAACCTACTCCATCATCGGAGACTAGCGAAGAATGAAACTTATTACCGAGAACATTGAATCAGTTGAGTTAATCACTGAAGAAAAGGACGGCGAAAAGAAACTCTATATTGAGGGTGTCTTTCTTCAGTCTGAAGTAAAGAATCGCAATGGAAGGGTTTATCCTTTCAAGGTTCTCGATAATGAAGTTAAAAGATACCATGAAGAGTATATCAAACCAGGTCGTGCCCTAGGTGAACTAGGTCATCCCGATGGTCCTACTGTAAACCTTGATCGTGTATCACACAGGATCGTAAGTTTAAAAGCAGAAGGAAATAACTTCATTGGTAAAGCACATATTCTTGATACTCCTAACGGCAAGATTGCCAAGTCATTGTTAGGTGAAGGAGTAAAATTAGGTGTGTCTTCTAGAGGCATGGGTACTCTCGATAAACAAGAGGGTGTTTCTTATGTCATGGATGACTTCATGCTTGCAACTGCTGCTGATATAGTAGCAGATCCCTCTGCACCAGATGCTTTTGTAAATGGCATCATGGAAGGTAAAGAGTGGGTATGGAATAACGGAATTCTTAAAGAACAAACCGTTGATAAATACCAACAGGCTATTAAGTCTGCATCAAAGGGAGAACTGGAAGAAAAGACTCTTAAAGTCTTTGAACACTTCCTGTCATCTCTATGATTTATAAATAAAAACAGATAATTATATCAGAAAAATTTTAGGGGAAACTCAAATGTCAGATATGCTAAACGAAAAGTTTGAAGAGTTTGTAACTGAATCGCATAAGGAACTTGCCGAAACAATAGGACAAGAACCAATGCCTTCAATTGCAGCTAATGTTATTCCTGGTGGTGATTCTTATCACGCCACTGGTCAAACTAAAGGTGCCGTGAATGGTGCTGCAGGTGCTCCCGAAGGACGTACTGGTCATGCAGCAGATTTGAGTACTGATGTTGCCACAGGTGGACAGTCTATCACCGATAACGGTGGTCCTGTTCCAACAGGTAATGAGGAAGGTGAAGACAACCCAGGAGCGAAAGCATCCGCACCATTAAATGCAGTCTCTGGAGATCCCCAACAGAGAGGCACTGGTAAAGATGAACCTGCTGGTTCTACACCAAAGTTTAACCATAGTATTACTCATGGTACAACGACAGGTCCTGATGTAGCATATCCCATCAAGCCTTCATTTGAAGAAGTTGACATGTCCTCTGACATTGACGCATTGACAGAAGGTGCTGAACTTTCTGATGAATTCAAAGCGAAAGCAAAAACAATTTTTGAAGCTGCTGTTAAGTCTAAACTCTCTGAAGAGTGGACTAAACTAGAAGAGCAGTTCAAAACACAACTCGAAGCAAAGACCGAAGAAATTAGAACGGAACTTGCCGAGGAAGTAAACGGTACCTGTAAGTATGCCGTTACAAACTGGTTAGAAGAGAACCAGATTGCCATAGACCGTGGTATCAGAAACGAAATCACTGAAGATTTCATATCAGGTCTTAAGAATCTCTTTAACGAGCATTATATTACTATCCCCGAAGACAAAGAAGATGTCGTCGAGGGTTTGACTGAAGATCTTCGTAAAATGGAGGAGCGTCTTAATGAACAGATTAAGAGCAATGTGGAACTTAATAAAAGTCTAGACGAGACTGCAAGAATAGTCGTTCTGAAAACTGTTTCAGAAGGATTAGCAGATACTCAAGCAGACAAACTTGCTTCTCTTGCAGAGGCAGTCGAGTTTGAGTCAGAGGAGAAGTTCGCTGATAAACTCAAGACTCTTCGTGAGTCATACTTCCCTGCTTCACCAAAGGCACCTGTTGCCGAAGCAAGTGATGAGTCACCAGTAGATGAGACAGTAGCACCAGCAATGTCTGCTTACATGTCTGCCATCGAGAAGTGGCAATAATAATACTATAACACACAACTTTTAGAGAAAAAATGTTTAACGCAGAAAAACTCCAAGAGAAGTGGGCACCTGTTCTTAACCACGAGGGAGCTCCCCAATTAGGAGATCGCTATAAGAAGTCGGTAACCGCAGTTCTTTTGGAAAACCAAGAGCGTTTCATGCGTGAAGAGCGTGGAATGTTAAACGAGGTAGCAGTTAACAGCCTAGGTGCTGGTACTGTATCTCCAGGTGGGTCAGCATTGGGTAATGCCAATACAGCTGGTCTAGCAGGTTTCGACCCTGTACTCATTAGTCTTGTTCGCCGTGCAATGCCTAACCTAATGGCATATGACGTATGTGGCGTTCAACCAATGAGTGGTCCTACTGGACTTATCTTTGCAATGCGTTCTCGTTACGAGAATCAAGGTGGAGAGGAAGCACTATTCAACGAACCAGATACTGGGTTCTCTGCTGCTGGCGATGCCACTGCAGGAGCATACACACCTAGAACAGGTGCTGGTGTTGGTGGTGATTCAGAGGGTAACAACCCTGCTCTACTTAACGACTCATCTCCTGGAACCTACGAAGTAGGAAAAGGAATGTCTCGTGAAGATCTTGAGACAATGGGTGAGGCAGGAAACCTCTTCCGTGAGATGTCATTCAGCATTGAGAAGACTTCTGTGACTGCAAAGTCAAGAGCACTCAAGGCAGAGTACACTCTAGAACTTGCACAGGACTTGAAAGCAATTCATGGTCTTGATGCAGAGCAGGAACTTGCTAACATCTTGTCTAGTGAAGTACTTGCTGAAATCAACCGTGAAGTTGTTAGAACAGTTTACACAGTTGCTAAAAAAGGTGCACAGAACAACACAGCAAATGCTGGCATCGTTGACTCCAACGGTAGATGGTCAGTTGAGAAATTCAAGGGTCTTCTATATCAGGTAGAGCGTGATGCAAACGCTATTGCCCAAGAGACTCGTAGAGGGAAGGGTAACTTCTTGATCTGCTCTGCAGACGTTGCTAGTGCTCTTGCTATGGCTGGTGTACTTGACTATAGTTCAGGTCTAACTGGTGCTGGTGGTCCTTCAATCGGTGAAGTAGATGACACAGGTAACCTTGCTGTTGGTACAATAAACGGACGTATTAAGGTCTTCGTTGATCCTTATGCTGCTAACTTGTCAGACAAGCATTACTATGTTATTGGATATAAGGGTACATCCCCATATGATGCAGGAATATTCTACTGCCCATATGTTCCACTACAGATGGTTCGTTCTATCGATCCAAATACATTCCAACCCAAGATTGGATTCAAGACACGTTATGGCATGGTTTCAAACCCATTCGTCACAACCAACGGTGCATACAATGGTACTCCAGATGGAGAATCGCTCACAGCGAATGCCAACATGTACTACAGACGTGTACAGGTTATCAACCTTATGTAATAAATATCTCGGTTCGAGATGGATCAAGAGAGACCCTACGGGGTCTCT